CGACTTGTTCTTTAAATGTTCTATCCTGTGCTAATGCTGCTGCAATAGATCCAGAGTCTCCTCCGCCTATTTTAGATAAAGGAACTTGATGTGCTACTAAAATATCATCACGATTTTGGTTACGATACCTTTCAAATGACCCTTCCTGTACGCCATTTTCAATTGGCTCCATCTTAAACTCAACCTTATTTGTATCGCTATCCCCAGGAAGTGGAATATACAAAGTTCTATGAGATTGACCCTTAAGACTTGTTTGTAAAAATCTAAACATTTTATCTTCAGCATCTGCAGATAGTCGTGCGCCTTTTAGTGTCACAACATAACGAGGGACAGCCTTATTGCTAAAGTAGTCGATGTTATATTGTGACGCTAATTGGTCCCCATGAAGCGAATTAATTGCCGACATTACATCTGGTACACCATAAAAAGTATTTAAAGGCGAGTACTGTTTAAAGTGTATGATTTCATTTGGTCTAGTATCCGATGTAACTGGATTAGGATTCTTAGCACCAAAATTTCTAAAATAAACAACTTTGTTTCCTATAATTTGTAAATAACCATCTTTTAATCTACGAACACGAACGGTTGTTGCTGGAATATGACCAATGTATCCAATCTCTCCACGAGTAGTACGACCAACCTCTAGATACCCATTTCCAATTGCCTGAACATCTGTATAAACTTTCATCATTGTTGTAGTAAAAGAATCGTCATCATTTAATGATTCAAGCCATTCATGCATTTCAATCTTTGCACGTTCAATTCTATTTCTTGCTCTTGAAACCTGTTCTTTATCTTTATTTGATTCTAATCTAAGCATTGTACTTGGAGCAACTTCAAAATCATAACCAAGCCCTACGATGTTTTCTACCTTTGCATCAATAGCAGCATGATTTGCAAAAGAAGTGTCATAATAATTTGCTAATTCATAAACATTCCACGGTGGTGTAATTACATCAAATAACCCATACCCATTTCTATAAACAGTTCCAGGATTAATCTCTTTTGATTTTGCGCCATCTATTCCATATTGCTCTGCTCTAGCATTATCTAGATATGCTTGACTTGGATCATTTGGCATTGCCTTCTCTAAAAGTCTATTAGTTCTTCTTTTAAAATTATTATCTAAACCGTCATATGATTTTAAAACTGTCCAAGATTTATTAAACGGATCTTCTTCTTTAAATTGATCTAACGGATTTATTAAATCATCAACTCTAGCACCTATAATAAAATCATTATCTTCCATTAATCTTCAGCCCCATATTTCTTTATAGTTTGTTGTGCTGCGTGTACTGCACCTAAATCGTTAAGGTTTGGAATTAAGCCTTCCAACATTCTTTGTTTTTGTTCTGAATATTCTTCATCAGTAACTCTACCAAGCCCTGGGAAAAAATATGGCTCTCCATCTGGCTCTCCATAGTACGCTGCTGCCTTTTTTAGTTCTGCAATTCTAGACATGTCACCCTTCATAGATGGAATATTTAAAATATTTCCTTCGCCGTCAGTAAACCATTTCCCATTTGCCTTTTTCCATACATAAAGACCCCAGTCATAGTTTTTTTCAATCATTGTAACCTTAGTCTCACCGATCTGACCAGGCATTCTAGGTTTTCCGTCTTTACCAAAAGGTAGGCTATTATTGTTTTTCATCACCACAAGTATACCATACTATACTGCATTTGTTATTTGTGATTGCCAAGATATATCTTTAAGTACTGAATATTCGTATCCTTCTATGCCAAAAACCTTATCATCTTCTACTATTATTTTATTAGTTCCAGTATACGACTTATACAAATCTTCTGGGTTTACTCCATAATAACTACTTGATGACTGAATCAATACCCCGTCCCACATATAAAAATCATTCCAATATTCCCAATCAAAAATACCATCTGTAGAAAATCTCACTCTAGACCATGGTCTTTTTGTTACAGTTTTAACTTCTTGTAGATTGGTTGTTTCATAATAAGACAAGGCATTAAATGCTATTGGGCCATTTATCATTATTGATCCTGTATAAGAATTAAAATTTAAAATATCAGAAAAACTAATTCCAAGCAAAGACCATTCATTAATATTTAAAACTGGATCTTTAACTATTTTTCCATTTAAATAAAATGATATTGCATTATATAGTTTTCCAGTGTTTCCGTCTAATGCATAAATTTTTGCTCGTTTCCCAGAAGGGTGATTAGCAATCATATATAGTTTAATTATTCTATTTTTAGAATTTATTTGCATAAATTGAGTTGGTGCATATGGGAAAAAATCTAAATTAAATCTCATCAAAGTTTGCATAGCCATTACTTCATATTTCTGAACCTTGGAAGGGTTAACAGAAACAGCAACGCCACGATTAACTAATGGATCATAAGAACCCCTTATTTCAATTCCAGAATCTTTAGTTAAGTATAAATACGGAGAAGATCCTTTATATATCGTAAATGGATTTTTAGATTTATAATTAAAATAATAACCACTTGATTTATAAGGATAAACTGGAGTTCCAAACCTAGTACCTATTGGATTTGATCCATTATAATTAAAAGCCTGAGATGCAAGTTGTAAGTTTTTTATTTTTAATGGCTTATATTTTGCACCATCAACTTTTACTTCTACATTTATTACAATTGCCAAATCATTAAAATTTACACCACTAGGGGGGTATATGATGACATTATCAACAATCTCATACTTTGTACTAATCCAATCAGTGCCAGGTTGAATTACACCATCTTTTGGAACATCCTCTGTTTTATTAAAAAATGTACTTTTAGCATTTGCTCCATCCTCTAAAAACTCAAAAGTGATATATGTTTTTACAATTTCATTTGATGTATCATATGTATAATTTTTAACTGATTTTTGCATTAAATCTTCATAATTTAAATATCCAGTGAAAAGAAAATTATCTAATGACTCATAAGATCTTTGTTGTGGAAACGAATATTCAGATGTTAACTGAGAGTATGGCCATCCATCTGGATCAATTGTTTCAGTTTCTTTAAATTTTATAGATGCAGGATAATTTATATTAAACTGAATAAAATCTAAATCTGATACTTGATTTCCATACTCGTCTAAAACATTTTGTGCAAAATATGATAGTGGAATATAATCTTTCCAAGATCCAGAAATACTTGAATCTATGTAAAATTTATTAAAATATTTAATTGGAGAAATAGAGATGCTTGGAACGTGTGTTGATAAAAGTCTTAAATCTGGAACTGATGTATAGTCTATATCTTCTTCGTTAATGTGTGAAAGCCAAACTGTATTTTCTACTAGTCCTCCATTATATGCTATATTGGTATCGTAAGTATTAAAAATATTTTCATAATCAAGAGGAACTCCAAGTATATTAAATAAATTTTTAATTTCAGCAATATTTTTTTCAGAGCATAATCCAACTTTATATATTCTTCCAGTAAATGTTTTACTAAACTCTTTTGTTCCTCCGACATACATTTTTAATATGGATTGATTAGTAAAAAATGCAGTTACATTTTCTCCAAAATAATCTTTAAATTTATCTATTTCTATACCTACTGCAAAAATTATACTATCAGTTTCACCCTGCTCTCCATCATCTGGGTTTGTTGCAGATAGAGCATTTATTCTATAACACTTATAAATTGTATTTAATGTATTGTTATATTTTAAAATATATTGTATTTCATCACCTACACACTCTATAGAAAAATAATTTGAATTATTGTCCTCTAGTCTTATTAAAACTTGTGGCTGATCAATATCACTAGTTATTTCAAATAGTCCATAGATTGCTTTTGTTGGTTGATTGTATAAAGAAAAATTATCAAAGTATAAATAAGAATTAACGTTGTTCCATTCAGCATTGGGCTTTAAATTTATGTATAATTTATTGGAAAGCAGGTCTTGATCTTCAAGCATTTGTGTTTCTTTTTTAACTACACTATCTGTAAATATTTTAGGAATAGATACTTCTGGAATAGTTAACATAGAATCTTCAATTAATAAATTATCAATAGATGCTTGTTCCCATGATCCTAAATCAGGATAGTTATAATTTTTAGTATAGTCAGCAAATGAATAGTCAAATAAAACTGACTCCCCTCCATAAATTGAATTAAGGTTTTGTGGATATTGAACTCCTTGTCCAAACACAAAACGTCTTTTTGCCACTATAGATGGCACAGAATAAGGGTATATGGCAATACAGTCAATCTCTATTGGCTGTATATCTTCATAAGCATAAAAACCTATCCATTCTTGATCTTTTTGAGTTTCTGATAACTTTGATGGTAGAGAAATATTTAATGAATTTATAGGAATAGAGATAATTTCTTCTCCATTTAATAAAACAGATGCTATTGAATTTGTATATCTTAAATGTATTAGCATTGGCCTTTCCCATTGCCCAACATAATAAGATCCATATTCTTTATCTATTTTTAAAATAATAAATGGGCCGTCCAAATATATTCCGTCATTTGAAGAGATTGGGCCTATAATTCTTTTTTGATCTACAGATGCATTATTTGTTCTTAGCCAAAATTCTAAGGTGTACTCTTTGTGTTTACCAGAATCGCAAAGCATTCCCAAAGAAGGAATAATTAAAGATGGGTTACCTTCATTTTCGTAAAGTTTAGTAACACTTTGAGAGCCGAAAACCATAGGTATGCCAAAATTTTTTGCACTCATTGCGTTATTATTAGTCATATAATATCCAGGTTCTTGAATTAATCCATAGGAGTCTGCGACAACAACTTGACTTTCTGGAAGTGCTATATTTGTTGGTAGTGATACTGTATTAATTCCTAAAGAATGTGAGTTAAATTCCTCAGACCATTGACCAAAAGATAGTCCGTTTGAATAAACTACATAATCATTTACATCATTAGTTGTAGAAACAAAATTAAATCTAATAAATATTTTAACCGAAACATCTTCGATGTCTGGAGCAAATGTTTCTGATAAAAATATCCATCTTTCTCTTATTGAGATATCGTATGGCTTTAATACATCAACATATTGTGAAAGAGTAGGGTCATAGTAACTGTAGCCAATTTCAATTCCAAGCACATATGGACTATCCGTATAAAAATAAGATCCTATAGAAAAAGTTTTTAATATATCGTTTAAGTTATTAACATTTATAATATTTGGGCTTTTTAATGTTATAGAAAATTTTTCACCAGATATTGTTTCTGGTATAACTTTGTTTACTATACTATCTGGAAATGGAGTATCTAAAAACTGGTTTGTTGACTGTGAAGTAGCATTAACTATTTCCCAGGAAGAAAAATTTCTTTGTGACTCTTCAATTATTGAAACATAATCTGCCGAATCATCTAAAGCCCATAGTCTTTGTGGGTGTTCGGCAAATATTTTTTCTGCATATAGGTTTGATGGAATAGACATTATGGGTCTATTTTATCATACGATACGTGTAAACCATCTTGGAGCAGTATATCTAGTTCCAAGATCAATTACCTTAACTCCGTGAACGTAGTCTGGATTATCTGGAAAACAAAGCAAGTCTCCTGGCTTTGGCTTATAGGATATTTCATATTTTGGAAAATATATATCTCCACCGATATAATCATCATTGAGATAAATTAATGTTGCAATATCATTTGGTCTACTAGAGTCAAAATGTTCGTGCATTCCTTTTCCAGCAACAAACTTTGCTATATGTGTTTTTTCATCTATAAAATCTTGAAATGGACCCTGATAATTTGATAAAACAAAATCATAAACTTTACGTGCATACTCTTGCATTAAAAAAAGAACTTCTTTATCTCTGGATGCAATTTCATTATGTGTATGTACGGTAAATTCTTTTTCACCATTGCCGTATTCCAAAAAATCATCTGTGTATGTTTTTGCATAATCAGATATTTTTAATGCTATATCTGCTGGCATAAAACCTTCAATATATTTTATTTGATCTATCATTATCCTACCTTTATCTCGCAAGAATCAGTTGTACAGTACATCTCTCCCTGTGCCTCCAAATTTTCAGCGCCATCATAAATGGCAGACCAGTCAATCTTTTTTATCTGGCCTATATAACTATTATACTCCTCTTCTGTTATTTGGGTATACGGTTGCTGAGGATAAACAGTATTTCCCATGGGAAGAAATGAGACTGCCTTTAATTGTCCCTCATACATATGTAGAGCAGGCGCTACATGCTTTGCTTCAGTTTCTTTGTCAAATGAAAGCGTTACAGAAACGCCATTATCTGACCAATATTTCTGAGCAGTAGCAGCAAGCGCAATCTTCTCAAATAATGTAACATCCTTTTCAGATCTTGCGTGTCCAGAATGAACTGGGAAATATACGACGGTTGTGTTCGCAGATACAAGGTCAGCCTCCATCTTATATCCAGCAGCCTTGAACAAGTGAATCATTGGGTCAGTATTCCCAAATCTAATTGCTCTCAAGAAATAGTCTCCTCCTGGTGCCCAATGAACTCCTGGCGTTGCGCCAGAAAGAATTGATACAGACCCTGATGGCTTAACAGTTGTGACTCTAATGGACTCACGAACACATAACCATTCAGAATAAGAATGATCATATTTACGGATAGTCTTATATCCTTCGTCCATCCATTCTCTCACAACAGGCAAGCCAAATTTGTCTGAGAAGGATGCAATACCTGTAAGCGATGTACCGATACGGCGATTGCGTTGCATGATTCCATTTGTTTGTTGCCAATGTGTAGGAATCAAAGTTACTGTCTTGCCGTAGAGGTAAGCAAATTTTAGTGTCCGTAGAAAATCTTCCTTAGATTCATGACGATTTAAATGTACCTCGACCAAAGTACACAATTCGTATGATTCCAATGGTTGCTCCGCACACGGATTGAAGCCCATAACACGGTAGTCTTTTCCATCCTTTGGATCAGCCAAACGACCATAATTACGTGCTACATCAAGCCAGATAAAACCTGGTTCTCCATTATTAACGATTAGATCTACATAGTCTTCGTACTTTGTACCTACCGTCGCAGCAATGGAGTTATTAGACATCCATGCCCAACCTGGATTTTCTGGATCAAATGAATTACGCTCTGGAAAAACCTCAGCGTTCTTCAAATTCATAAAGTCTTTATCCTCTGCTCCACCCAAAGCCAAGGTAGCAGATCGTCTAACATTTCCTGATACCACACAGGTACCAATGAGATTTACGATATCAACTATTGCTCTTGAATCTAGCATTTCTCCTGCTCTACCGCCGATTACAGACCTTATCTGCTTGTGTAACTGTATAAGTGGTGCAGGTCCACTTGCTGTGCCTCCAAACCCTTTAATAGGAGCGCCTAATGGTCTAATAAGATCATAATTAAACTCCTGAATATACATATTAGGCTTTAAAAATGAATTAATTAACAGTCTTACAGACTCTACCCAGCCTTCACGAGTATCTGGTATTTCATATACTTGTGGTGGCTCTGTAGGATCATAAATAGTTAGATTTTTTTCCCCGCCCAAAGTATCAAATCCTACACCTACGCCCATCATAAGAGCATCCATGACCCAGCCAAATAGTTGTCCTGGATCGTTACGGTCTATGTCCTTTGTGGAAACCATGGCACAGTTCTGTAGAGCAGCAGAGTTTTTCTTTTCCATAGTAAGAGCGGTACCGAAAGACCAAAGCCCTCTTCCTGGTGGAGTCCATTTTAATTCAAACAAACGCTGATAGGCCTCTTTAGCAGATGCCTGTGCTTTATAATCATTCCATGGTAGCCTGTTTTCCTTGGCATGATTCTTTTGTGCTGAATACATACCCTCAATTACACGACGACAAA